CCCAAACTCGTTTTGCATGTTATGGCGACATCTGGTATCTCTGTGGAAGACTCTTTGATATTGACCCGCTGGGCGGGAAAGTGGCTCAAGTATGCTTACAACGTAGTCATCGGTAACTCACCTGTTGAAGCAACTGGTAAGCAGCTGTTGAGTGCGTTTGATGCCTTGGAGGATGAGCCTGCTGACCTGGTGGAAGTCCACGAAGTTACATTGGAGAAGACTGTTACGACCACAAAGACTGGCACCACTACTGTCCTCAAGAATGAGAAACGGTCTCATAAGTTGCGGAAGGGTAAACGCTCTGCTTTTGCCATGGGTCTTGCAAAACGAGCCTATGTTAAATTTGGAGCTCGCCCTGTTTCAGAGGCAAATGTTCTTGTTACACGGAAATGGATCACTAAGCTTATCGATGATGAGTTTAAGGATCTTCGGACTTGTGATAAGGCAATTGCCATTGACCGCGCTACCTTCTGTTCGTTTATACCAACCATGGCTTGGAATAACACCAAGTTTGTGGTAGAGAATTCTAAGAGGGTTGGAGATCGTATTGATGGGGTTTCTATCTTTGACCGGATCGCCCGTTGGGTGAACCGGCCGGAGGAGAAATAGGGGTGCCCAGTTGTCGTGCGGGGGGTGGGTTGTAATGAGAGCATTGCACCCGACCACCCCCAACTGCACGTTAAACGACAATTGGGTGTGGCAAAGGAAAGGGAATGTTTCAGGTTGAACGATGTTGCTCCACACATCGTTATTGCCCCTTTCAACAATGACATTGACACCTTGGTTAGGGCTGTGAAAGAACGTGTTTTCTTTGTCAAGAATATTGACAAGAATTCGTCGAAACAGTTTGTGCCACCACCAAGACCACTTCCTGGCAAGTTTGCATCCACATTGAAAGATTCTGTGGACCTGCTCAGACCTTTTCTACCCTCGACCACCCCGTTGACGCATCAACAGTTTGTTGACACAGTCAGGGGTCGCAAGAAGAAGAGTTATGAGCAGGCCCTTGAGTTGATAGCCAACGAGGGGCTAGATCTCAAGGGTGACTCGTCAGTGAAAGTGTTTGTCAAGTATGAAAAGACCGACCGTACTACGAAAAGTGACCCCGTACCACGAGTTATATCGCCTAGGAATCCGAAATTCAATATAGCACTAGGGCGATATCTCCGACCCATGGAGGAGCGCATCTTTAAGGCGTTGGGCAAACTGTTTGGACACCCAACTGTCATGAAGGGAATGGACACTGACAAAACAGCACGCATATTGCGTGAGAAATGGGATTCTTTCAACAAGCCCGTTGCTATCGGGCTTGATGCCAGTCGTTTTGATCAGCACGTTTCCTTGGATGCGCTTAAACTGGAACATTCAATCTACTTGGACTGTCTTCCGTTGGTGAAACACAAGAAGAAGATGGCTAATATTCTTAAACACCAGTTGAAAAATCGGTGTCGCGGATATGTAGCTGATGGGAAGATAGCCTACACAATCGATGGCACACGTATGTCAGGGGACATGAACACGTCTTTGGGTAATTGCATACTGATGTGTCTTATGATTCATCGGTATGCATTGCATAAGGGTGTTCGTGTCCACTTGGCTAACAATGGAGATGATTGTGTGGTATTCTTGGAGCAGAGAGATTTGGCGCATTTCTCATCTGGTTTGTTTGATTGGTTTTTAGCAATGGGATTTAATATGGCCATAGAAGAGCCTGTGGTGGAGTTTGAGCAGATTGAATTCTGTCAAACGAAACCCGTCTTCGATGGGCGTATATATACCATGAGTAGAAATCCAGTCACAGCCATTGCCAAAGATTCTGTATTTCTTAAAGGCCAAGACTATGCCAAGTTAATACCATTGTGGATGGATGCTGTGGGAACGGGGGGAATTGCCTTAGCTGGAGGTTTGCCGATATTTGATTCCTTTTACTCCATGCTCCGGCGGTCTGGAAATCGGGCTTATAAAAATGCTCGTGGCAAACAAGTTGAGTTGTCTAGTGATGAGATCCTTCCGTGGTATATGAGAGAAACCAGCATGTCGGGGAGGAGGGTGAGTAGTCACCCCTCCCCCGAGGCGCGTGCTTCTTTCTATATTGCTTGGGGTATCACACCGGATGAACAACTTTGCCTTGAGCGTTATTATGATGCCTTGTCATTGGATTGTAAGGTGAGCAAAGGCGATTGGTGCCCGCGGGGCATCTTCGCCGAAAGTGTCTAATTATATATTTTAATGGGGTCCTTGACTTACCACCAAAATCAATTTGATGAGCTAATATACTAGCTAAGAGACTGCACGGTGGAGCCAATCATAGCTGTCAAGGATGAACAGTCCAGTTGGGTACTGTACCCCATATAACTTAAATTACGCAACCCAGCGTAGATATGTCATCTGCTATAATTGCAAAAGGAGCTCAGTCCCTCATGCCGTATGCTAAACAGGCAGCGGTTATTGCAGGGAAGAAATTGTTACAATCCGAACTTGCTGATCTTATGATAGGAGCAGGTAAGAAAGCTATGAGGAAGAAAAACAAAGTGCAGAAAACGATCGCAAAGTTTGCTGATCCTTCACCTGCTTCCACTAGCTTGAATCATTATGCCGGCGCACCAGTGTCTGTTGGAGTGCGCGTTAAATCCGTGAGACCAAAGTACAAGAGTACCTCTGGTTCTGTTATTATATCACATCGTGAACGTGTTACTGATGTATACAATAACAATGGATCAGGGGTTGGGGTTTATAGGGTCAATCCTTTTAACCCCTACTTGTGGCCTTGGTTGGCTGGTAGTTCTGATGGTTATAACAAGTATCGCGTGCTCAAATGTTCGTTTGAGTACGTTCCTGCTTGTTCTACCTCTCAGACGGGACGCGTTACTCTTGCCTGGTGTGCTGATGCCTCTGACACCGCTCCTTTGTTCAATGAATTGATGAATTATGAAGCTATTAGTGGTGCCCCATGGATGCCAAATATGTTGACAATTCCTCCATCTGTGGAGAAGTACATTGGGGATCAGGCTGGCACTTCGACCACTGCCAACACCATGTATTGCCATGGTGATTTCTTTATTGGGACACGTGGTGTTGACACCAATAATTTGGGTGAATTATATGTTGATTATACAGTCCAGCTTTTGGAACCGCAGCCCGTCACTGGTTACAGCAGTGTTGTGGATATTACCCGTACTTCTGGTGAGGTGTTTTTCAACACTGTCACCGGACGTGATGGTTATGTCCCCGCTGTTGTGGCCAAAAGCACCGGATTGGCATTGATAATACCAGCCGGTGTATTTCACCTTGAATGGTATCAGAAGGGCACGGTTGTTGCTGCAGCTCCTTTTGGTGTTGGAGGTGGAGCGGCTTACTCAACCACATCCAACATCAATTTGGAGAATGCTGGGGCTACCGAAAAGATTACTGTACTGTCCGTGTCGTCTGATGGCACGGGATATGTATACCCAAATGCTGCCGATACTTTCACCACTAATACTATTTCTCAAATTCGGATAACGAAGGTGAGCTCACAATCTTTTACTAATACTACTATCTATTTATGAGTTGTTGTTATTGCGTGAAATGTAACCATGATGCCAAGCCCTGGACCAACAAATTGTTGCTCGCGACTTGGATGGGACATACATGGCTAGAGATAACGCAATATTAGACCCGCTTCTGTGAGCGTAATCACAAGAAAAACAGAGTCAGTCCTCG